ATCAGAAAGTTTTGTCATTATAGATACTAATGACTTTGATTTAAACTGGTGTGCTTCATCTCCAACGACCACATTAAATCTTGAGAAATATTGTCGGGGAAGTTTGTAGATGGACTGCCAGGTTGTAATGATAACCTGAGAGTCTGTTTCTCTCTCTTTACCTGCGTATATTTTGTGGCAGTATGAACCGACATCCCACCCATAATCTGCAAAGTCTTTATACATCTGCTCTACAAGCGATGTCGTTGGAACGACTATCAGAGTATTTTGTCCTTTCTCAACGTAATATCGGACAATCGAATATATCATCAACGACTTTCCAGAAGCAGTTGGAGATATCAACAACTTTCGATTATGTCGTAAAGCGTCGTATACTCCCTCAACTTGGTACTCACGGGGAGCATACTTACAAATAGAATTCATATAATCTTTTACACCTTCTTTTGAGATATGTTCATTTACCTCAAAAGGAAGACCATAAAATTTATTGTTTGTAAACTCATAAGTATATTCATGATTTTTACAAAAATTGGTGAGTTTATCTAAAAGACCAACATAGATTTCACCAGTTTGTGTGTTAAACAAACGTATTTTTCCATCCCAGTATTTGTTACGAAACTGGGGCATAAACTTGGCACCTGGTACGTCAAAAGTAAATTGATCAGCAAGTTCGTAGTATACATGCGGTTCTGCTTTAACCTGCAGATATACTTCGTTCTTTTTTGATATCACCAAATGAGACATGTACCCATAATGAATCTATGGGTATTTATTGTGGTTGAGTTTGAGTAGTTTCAGGTTGGATTTGTTCTTTTCCGTTTCTTTTCTTTTTTTGAGGTTCTTGTATTGGTTTTTCTGTTGGTATTGGTTTTTCTGTTGGTGTTGGTGTTGGTTGTTGTGTAGTTGCAATTGATTGTTGCTGCTGTTGGCTTGGTTCTGGTGTTGCAGGTTGTGATTGTGTAACTTGCTGAGTTTGTTGTGTTGGTTTTTTAGGTTGCTCTGGTTGTGGTGTTTCTTGGGGAGGTAATTGTGTTGTTTGTTGTTGCTGTTGTTGATTATTTGTGGTTGGAGTTTGAGTTGGTTGTTGTTCTTTTTCTGCTGCTGCCTGTTGTTGTGCTTGTATAGAAGATGCTACAGTGTCTAAATTAGATTGATTTGATTGGTGTATTGCAGAAGCATTGTCAAGTTCGCTCTGTGCTTGTGTTAATTTTGCTTGAGCTTGTTGCTGCCTTTCATTATTAACTTGAGCAACCTTTGATGTTGGATTGCTTGCCATAAATGCTTTTAAATTTGGTCTACGTTGATGTAGAACTTCTTTTCCAGTTTCTGGATCAATAGGTACTGAAGCCTTTTCAACTTCTGCTGCAGTAGCATCATATTGTTTTTGCTTAGAGATTAAATCTTTTTCTGAAGATTGTGCATCTTGCTGGAATTGATCAAATGATTTCAATTGCTTAACCTGAGTATCTTGTTGTTCATAATTATATAAATCACGTAAACTAAATTGACCAGTTCCTTGAAGTTTTCTTATTTCATCTTGAATTTCTGGTTCAAATCCGCCAATTTTTTTCTCCCATGCAGATTGACCCCATTCATCTCTCCACTTTCTTAGATATTCACTATCTTCTGGTTTGTTTTCAGCATCTCTATAATTTTTGATATCGCCAGCAATAGTGGTTGGTCTTTGTACTCTAGGACCTTCTTTTGGTTTGGTTTGACCTTTACCAAGTCTTCCTCTTTGGAAAACATATTGTGCCAACCATGAAGGATCTTCAATAACTTCTCCACCCCTACCAGTAGAAAATAAAGCATCAACAGTGCTGGCATCACCATATTTTCCTTTTCCAGTAATTGCTTCAGCAGACATGGCCTGCATAGTTCCTGGAACAACCGATTCAATACTACTTAAATACTCTTGCATTTGTCCAAGGGCATCTTTCTGTTGCTCTTTAGACATGCCTCTTGTACTTGCCATATAAAGAGCAAGTTGATTGGCAAGTTCAGTGCCCATTGCTTCTTTTTCTGCTCTCTGTTCTGGAGTAATTTCTCCAGATTGCTCTTGCTGATTTAACAGAGAATCCATTCCAAGAAGAATATATGCTTTTGTTTCTTCCGATCCAGATGAATTAACAACAGCACCTTTGGCATCTTTTAAGGAAATGCCATATGTATTTCCATCTTTACCAGTAAATGAAACATCAACTTTAGATGTATCTTGTTCTTTTCCAGTTAGTTCCTTTCCTTTTGCTGTTAGTGGAACTTTAGTAGCACCTTCTCTTTGTGCAACAGCACGATTAATTACTTGTCCTCTACCACTTTCACTTTGAACAAAATTCAATAATGAATATTGTTGATTCATTAATTTATCATAATATGCTTGTCTGTGCGCTTCTTTATCTTCAACCTCTCCAGTTTTAAATCTTTTTCCACCAGTAAAACCAGGATCAGTTGGGTCTAGATTATCAAAATATAAAGGTGATGAAGGGTCTGTTTGAGCTCTTTGTATTTCTCTTGAAATTAAATCAACAACTGTGAACATATCACCTTTGGACACAGCAAGTCTAAATTGCTTTCTCATCTCAGCGCCTTTCTTACTAGAATCGGACGCCATATGATTATAGAGATTCACAAAAGATTGCTCATAGTCATAGTCTGGGCCACCACGACCACCTTCTTTTTTAGCTTCGGTTAGAAAAAAATAACACTCAGATATAAATTCTACAAACGTCTTCATTTTTACAGACAGTTTATTTTTATTTAGTTAAACCCAGCCTGGAATCGGTGCCATTCAATAGCATTTTTAATTTGAAAAGTGCGATTTGAAATTGTCTTAATAACTTCTTCAAGAAACTTCAGCATGATGTCATAGTATCTAATTTTTAGTTCTATTTTACTTAACTTCTCATCCCCATCCATATGCCTCTGTAACGCTTCCTTATCTCTAACCTTATATGGGAAAGGTTCTTCCTCATAAACCTCTACAGGCGCCTTTCCAGTGTAGTAGTTGTATCTTTCTAACTTTACTCTATTAAATGTATCTCTTGCTTTTTCACGCAATAAAGTAATTGTATTATAGATTGTATAATACTTTGCATGTAGTTGGGGAATTTTTAAAGATTCATCGTGTAAATTATCAGGATCAATGACAGAATCTCTCTGCCACATCTCTTGAATTTCATCAAGGTTCATATTTCTCGTTGTTTGCGTTTGTGATAGTATAGACAGTATACTTGAAAGTTACATCCGCTGTAAAGTATTTGATGTCTGTTTCCTGAGCTTCAAAATCCAATGAGTTAAGTGATGTTGGAAAAAGGTCTTTGAATTTTACTAAAGCGATATCCCTGTAATTGCTGTTTAAAATTCTTAGAGTTCCATCACTAAATGCCTTTTTTTCATCTTCTTGTCCAGTCTCATCAATCAAATCAACATATTGTTGAAGAGATTCTGGTGCTCCCAATCCATATAACCAATTATGGATTGCCATATAATTTTCCAAATTTTCGTCTACCAAAAATCTTAGAGTAAAATCTCCAAAGGTCAATTGTTTTCCTGGAACATCAAGAGATTTTAAGTAAGTTGGTTGTACTAATGTTTGTAAACTAATTTCTGGAATTTTTGCTGAGTTTGAGAAAAAAGATACTTTAGGAAATCTTGCCAGCGTAAATCTAAACCCAATTGGTGAAAGAAAATTGCGATTAGAAATCTGTCTGGAAAGAATATTTGTTGCCATAATCTTTTATTTGTATTTAGATAAAAAAAGAGGGTCCGAAGACCCTCTGGAAAACCTGTGAATAAACTCACATGAGGTTTTGAACTCTAACTCTTCTGTAGTAACGGTTTGCGTTAGTTGTAAGAGCGCCCTGACCTTGGGTAGTACCCTCAGCGAATGGGTTCGCAACCATGCCATAACGAGTCTTAAACCCGATTTTTGGCTGGAAGGTGTTCTCACCAACGGCACGTACCATTTGGAGAGGAACATATGGGCAATAGAAGAGACCAGCGTCATATGGGCTGGAACCCTTATAACCGACAACGTAGAACTGGTTTGCAGCAACGTTTGCCGAATATGGATCAATATATACACGATACTTACCTTGGAGAACACCAGCGAAGGTGTTGCCAGTATCATCGACTTGGAGGTTAGCGTTGAGAGCAGGGGTGTAATCAAGAACACCTGCCATGGTGAGTGCCGAAGCAACGTCAGCAGAGCAGAGGATCATGTTACCCTTTCCTCTACGAGTTCTCTGGGCGATAGCGTTTGCATCACGCTCGATCTGGAAGATCAGACCCTTGAACTTCTCAACCGACCAACGACCGTTGGAGTCAACGTCGAGGTCAAAAGTACCAGCAGTAGCGGTGTTAACCTGAGCACCTGGTTCAGCAACCTTATAGATGGTTCTGATAACTTCGCGGTTGATTTCAGCAAGAATCTCAGTTGAGAGAATGTTTGCTAATTCCGCTTCAGCATTCAGACCGTGGATTGCCTTGAGGTCTTGAGCGAGCTCTAGTGAGTACTCAGCCTTGAGGGCGCGTGACTTAGCGGTAACAGTGACTTTCTCGATCGAGAATGCCATCTGGTTGAACTGATCGCTCTCTCCAAGAGATTCAGCAGAATCAGTTCTGAGTCCTTGACCAACGTTATACTGGTTAGCGCCACTTGCAGCGTTAGCAGTTTGGTTAGAAGGATCAAGGATTGATGGGTTGCTTCCGCCTTGTGCGGTAGTACCCATACCAACTGTACCGTCAGTATATCCGTTAACCTCATTAAATCCACTATCTTGACCAGAGAATGCTGAATCAACTTCGTTGTAGAAGGTCTCAGCACCGCTTTGGTTTCTGTAGCGGGAACGCATTGCGAAGATCAGTCCAGTAGGACCGTTCATTGGTTGAACGCCACAAAGATCGTAAGCGATCAGGTTTGGCATTGAACGGCGGATTAGGCTGATCAGAACAGGGTCGAAACCTGCGGTAGGACCTGCGCTGAATCCTTGTGCGCTACCACCAAAACCAGCGCCACTAGCACCTGAAGCTGTTCCGTTGGTTGGTGCTTCGTAAAGGAACTCACGCTCTTCACGAATTGCGTTTTCTTGGTTTTCGAGCAGGACAGCGGTTACCATTCTGCGATGTGAATCCTTAATAGGATCAAGACCTGTATAGTCTAGCAGTGGTGCCCACTTTTCCTGCAGATGTTCTGCATTGAACATTTGCATTTGTTTTACCTCTTTGGAAAAAAGTGTTATTTGTTTGAGTTTTTATAATCTAAAAATCACTTTTTAGCAACTTTACCTAACATCGAAAGATATGCACTCATGGATGGTGAGTATGATTCTTCAATCATCTCTCCTTGTGCTACTTCTTCTGAAAGATTCTCAGTTACGTTTTTAGGAGCACTAGTATTTGCTGGGAAATAAGAATTTCTCAGTGTTTCTAGTTTCTCACGATAGTCTGCTTCACTTTCAAACTCAACATTTTCTGCTAGAGAAGCGAGTTTGTCCTTCTGAGAAAGTGCAAGACCCTCAGTGACATCTGCAAAGATTACATCGGCAACCGACTCTGCTAATCTCTTATTAAGAGCAACGTTTCTTTCGATTTGCTCGTTGAGTTTTGATTCCATTTCATCAAGTTTATCTACCATGCTCTCGATTACATCATATCTATCTTCAGGGATTGAAACATAATGATCTTCAAAAAGACTCTTCATTCCTTGAAGGAATGATTCGGTCATTTCGGTCTTAAGACCGTGCTCAACTGCGAGTGCATTTTCAGAAATCCACTCGTCAGCAACATACTCTAGGTATGCATCAACTCTATCTGTAAGTTCGGACTTGATCGTCTCAAGTTCCTCAACAAGAGCTGCTGCATATGACTCTTGAAGTGATTCTTTGATTTCAGCAACTCTTGATTTGATTGCCGCTTCAAAGATGGTGCGTGCTTTCTCTTGGAATTCTTCAGAAAGCTCTTCACCTTCAAGAAGAGCATTAACATCTTCTTCGATGTCAAACTCTTCTTCTGTGTTCTCGTTGGCATCTTCAGCAACT